AAATTTAAATACTCACAACGACCACTAATCCCGTAGATTATACAAAAATATGACTGCTGATTTGTTTTTAATCAGCACATAAACTGCAGATCAAGACGTATAGCCACAAAACAAGCAATCTTAATATGCAAAGCTTGCAAATTATTTTATTTCAGGTAGAATGCGCAGCCTATCTATCGAAAATGACGGATAGCAAGATGGGGGTATAGCTCAGTTGGTAGAGCGCTTGCATGGCATGCAAGAGGTCAGCGGTTCGATCCCGCTTACCTCCACCATTTAATATATTGATTAGTAAATATAATTTGACGCCCGCCAGCGTCTATTTTTTTATTTACAAAATCTTTGCGCGGGTTTTGCGCGGGTCATGCTGCTTTCTTTCTTACGATTGTGAGAGATTTTTTCTGTTGCGGGTCTGTTTCAAGCACTTTATTTGCCATTTCAATCATGCATTCAAGTGCGGGCGCTGAGTAATGCGTTGTAACACTTGTATCTGATTTGTGCCCTAATAAATCCTTTCTATTCTCTTCATCTACTCCGGCAACTCTAAGTCGATGACCAAAAGTATGTTTTAAATCATGAACGCGCAGACTTTTAAAGCCTTTATTAGGTGGCATTCCTGTTATGCGCTCATACTCTTTCGCTGCTCGTGTTCGGGCATTTTTCCATGCGCTGTTTAACATCCTGCCTACTGCATGGTTTTCATGTGGAAACACAAAAACTGGATGTAAGCCACGCTGAGAATCGATTACTTGCTTTGCAATTTTATTAAGGACAACTATCCTGTCATCAGTATTTTTTACACCTCCTTTTTCAGTACGACCGCCAAAATCAGCCGGGATAACAAAAATGCTGGTGTTAAGTTCAGGGACTTTAACTTCCCATTGCCAATTGAGCTGGCATACTTCCTGTTCCCGTGTTCCTGTATTAACCTTGAAGAGAGCCATTTTGTGTAAACGTCCACTTAATTCCTTAAAAAAGATATTTTGCTCAAGCCAAGATAATGGATAGGGTGGTCGTCGTTGCTTTTTTTCTTCCAGTTTTGTGATTTTTGGCACTGTTTCTAACCACGTTAACCCATTTTCATCACGCCATGAACGAGCTGCGCGGTTTAATATGGTAATCACATAATTTAGTGCAATATTAATTGTTCTGTTTTTTACCCCATTTTTTGCCTGTTTATTAAAACCGATTTTTTTTCGGTGCTGTATAAAAGGTTCTAATGTTCCATCATGTATCTGTGTTAATGGTAAGTCTCCTATAAATTTATCCAAATATTCAAGCTGCAAGGCTATTAAATCTATGCTTGGCTTATCTTCGCATTCAAGAAGATATTTTGTTGCTGCTTGCCTCCATGTATATTCTGGACGCTGTTTAAAATCTTTGATTCTGTCAATTTCAGCCATAATCTGGATTAGGACGGCTTCCGCTTCTTTCCTCTTACCTGTGTGAGTACTTCGGCGAATTGTTTTACCTCTGTATTGCTTGTGTATGTGCCAGACCCCATTACGGAGGGTGAGCCCTGACAGTCCTTTTGCGACCATTTGTAATTCCCTTTCCTACTTAGTCGCTTGCCACCGGTAATATTTTTATTTTTTTTTTCGGTATTAGCAAGATGTTCAGTCTTTTTGTCATCAATATATTTATCTATGTCATGCTTGTCATAAACTGCCCCGTTCTCAAATAACCAGACTTGAGCAGGCAGATATGGCGCAATATTTTTTCTAAAGTGAGTTACACTACAGCCACAATAGGCAGCTGCCTGAGTAATTTTCATTAATCGTGGTTGCATTTTTCATCCTTTAAATTAAAAAATTCAGCTATCGCTGGGACTTGTTCATTAATAATGCTCAATTAAAAAGCCGCTATTTAGCGGCTTGGTTCATAGATATTTTGTATATTGTTCTCTGGTTAAGGTTATTATTTCGATAAATTTTCCTGCCTTATAATAACCGGTCGTATCAATTTTCTGATCTAAGAAATCATTAATCAGTTTTTTTAATTCTTGGATTTCTTCATCTTTAAGGTTGAACAATCCAGCTTCTGGAAAATAATCAGACTGTACCATCTCATCAGATTCATCTAGCAAATCCGTTATCGCATCTTTATCAAAAGCATTGCATTCGCTTGGCTTGAACAAGTCTCCACGTTCACGAACTGCAATTTTTACTTCTGCTGGTGAATCTGCTTTAAAAAAAGGTATTGCAGATAATGCCTTAGCTATTGTGCTGTGATAGGTATTTTCATATACATATACATCTTTTTTATACCTAAGACAAACACCATACATATATTTATCTTGGTTATCTAGATAATCGTTATTCATAGTAATTCCCATTAAAAAAGCCGCTTTTAAGCGGCTTATGAGCTAAATCAGTTCATCATTTCAACTTATGTACTAGTTATCGTTAGTACCTATTCCTGCCTCAATAGCAAGATTAAGAAATTCTATCCAGTCTAGTTCAAAGGTTTTTCCAGTTTCGCGACAATAAACAGACATATTTTTCTGAGGGTAGGCGTGCGATATGTCAAATGTTAAGCCTCTGAACTTTATAACTTTTATAGATTCTTTTAAAAGGAAGTAGTTTTTACCATATAAAGTACCAATGCTTAAATTGTTTTGTTCAGTATGCATTTTTGCCTCCGATAAGCACTACTATGAAGTTTTTAGGTATGGCAGTCATATAAACAAAATAAAGTATCATCAGGTGCACTGTTGACCATTTCCCAGTACTTAGCACGCCATTTTTCACCAGCTTCTTGAGAAGACCCCTCTATATCCTCCTTAGAAAACCATTGGGAATCTTTAATTACAGCGTATGTAACATTGAATTGTGTGAAATCAATATCTTTTTTAAATGCGACAGGACTTACTTTTCCAAGCTTTAATTTAAAACCATCAAATCTTCCACCAAGCTGGTAACCTGCCCACTTCCCATTTGGATTAGTACGTTTAATTGCTTTAATTACTTTCCCGTTTTTTACAAGAACATAACCAAACCTGTGATCATCAGATATATTAATATTATTTTCATCATTAATAATGCATTCAGTATCAAGACCACCGCCATAAATAGCCTTTCTTAATGAATCACCGTTATTCATTTGGGTTATAATTTTATTTGTCACGTCTATATTTAGTACATACTCATATCGACGTCTAGCTCTAAGTTATCCAAGATAGCTTCAAAGGTCATTTGGATATTAAAATTATTAGAATCCAATATTATGCGTTCGCCATCATATTTGGCGGCCACCTGAACAAGGTATTCGGTTCCAATAATTTCTTTATCTTCATTGCGCAGAATACTTTCTTTCAGTACATTTTGTGGGGAAGTAAAAGGGCCTAACTTAGTACATTTTTCTTTTAATTTTTTATTATTGAATTGAGTACAAACCTTTTCAGCTAACTCGCTATTATCTGTAAAATAAAAAGTCGCTTGTTTATTCAATTCAGGATCAACGATGAGGTTGTTCATCTTATTAATTAAATTAAAAGGAGATGCTAACAACTCTACAGATTCTTTAGTTTCTGACTGGACGCGTAGAAATGTGTCCATTTCCTCTTCTGTAACGTTAAGATGCGTTTGCGAAGTTTTCCCAGTAAAAACCATAGCTTTAGCAACAGAATAGGCAACTTTATAATCTTGTAAGGTTTGATTAGTTTCTTCTGGTAGCGTTATCATGGTTTGCTGCTCTTGCGCTTCTGGAAGAAAGAAATCATTACCAACTGATTCTGCATTTTCAACAAATGCCACTCCATTGATCATATCGCGTAACGCTGCTACGTTTCGTAAGCCTGTAAACGTCCGGAAAGACTTCATATTGCCAGTAATAGCCAATTCCTGCTCTTCGCTGAAATCGCAAATTGTTTCCATAAAACTATCTGAACCTGAAGCCCCTAGCATAATGCTGTTGATACGCTCTTCACCTCCAGCAAGTGTGGCCATTGAATAAATTTCTAATGGAGAGTTAGTAATTGGCGTAGCTGTTAACCCTAATACCCCAGCATCGTTATTCTCGTGACGGATATACCATGCTTTGACCTGTGCATCTAAACCCATTGCAGAAGCAGTTGGTGTACTAAGAAACTTACCCCCTTTAAAGTCCACGACTTCTTTAGAGTTTTTAAATGCGTGGCACTCATCTATTACTAATGAATCTATACCCAAATCTTCCAAATATGGTGCTGCGGTAGCATTTTTTTTGCCCCGAATCACATCTGTAACTTTTGCTAGCTTGGATTTTTTCTTTTCTTCTGCTGCTGCACGGACTGCTCGCGCGTATGAATCATCAACATTGCGTAAATGATTTTCGTAATCATCAATCGTTTCATCTTTTAGTCTGATACGTAAAAAAGCCTCATAGGTCATGAAAATTTTTTTATGCTGATTTTCTAGAATTCGGTTTAAATCCTTATCATAATCAGCAGATCGGACTACGGGGTTGCCCTTTTTATCTATCGTCAGCCCAATAAACAAGCAATTATCAGCACTACTATAAACTGGGGCTTTGTAATCTTCATCACCTTGATTTTTCTCTCCCCTTACAGCTTCTTTATACCAGTTAGATAATACATTATTAGGTACTACGAATACTGTTTTTTTCTTCAAACCCAGCTTTTGACTATACTGTACAGCTAACAAAGCAGTTGCTGTTTTACCTAAGCCGACATCAAAACTATTTATACCACTGAAATTACGCGCCATACTACGGGCAAAGGCATTCTGGTATCCGTGAAACTTCCATTCCGGACTAATTCCGTCCACATGAAGTGGGGAACGATCGTCAATTTGTTTAAAATAAATATTTTCCGGTTGATTAGCGATACTTTCCAGACGGGCCATGATAGTTGGATTAGCTTTAACCCATGTATTGAACTGAGCATTGTAGCGACGGATCATTTCATCAAGTTGATTTAATGCTTCCTCCTGTGTCATAGGGCTAACATCTAGGCTTCCTAATGTGACGGTACCATTTTTTAAATAATCTCCAATGCGGTTTTCAATCTTATCACTCAAAAAAACATAGTTTTTACTGGAATTATCAATATCTACGAAATATTTTTTATTTTGTGGATTCTGTTTTATTGATGCATTTGTGCTAATAAACATTTGCACAAATTGTAAAAGTTCCTGAGGTTTAATCATTGGACTACGCATATCAAAAGCCATGCGTTGTATATCCATTTTATTTGCTCGCCGATTTGCTACTTCTTTCATGCGCAGTAGTTTGTCTCTAATTGCAGAATCAGTAGTTTTAGCTATTTCCTCATCCAGCTTTTTCAACACTTTAGCCAGATTACCTACAAAGAAATCATCTACTGATATAACAGATTTACCATCAGCACTGATTATCCAGTCGTCATCGTTAAGCGGATCAAATTTACCGCCATCAGCGGTCACAATCTCGCGCGCTTTTTCGATATCAATATTGAGCGTACCAGTAATATATTTATTCTGTTCCAGCTTTTCTTTTGCGGCCAGATCAACTTCAATATCTTTGACCTTACCTAGCCAATAATCTGAAAATCCTTTTTTGCCCTGGTAATGAATAGCAATAAATTTAACGGCTGCCCGGCTAGCTGCATCAATGTTTGCATTAAGTTTGGTGCGATAATGTTTACGCATAGCTTCTGCAAGGACTGGGTATAATTGAACCAGATCGTCACCATCATTAATACCCTGTACCTGTTTACAAGCAAGTCCTGTCACAATGGCCAGAAATGCTTGTTTAGCAGTTGAATCTTCATTGAGAGAATTAAATACGCTTGACGCCCAAGCTGGAATATCTTGGTTCTGGCAGGTCTCAATTAGATAATCAATAGCTCCTTTAAACTGTGACCATGTTATACCTGCATTGACCGCATCAAGTGGGGTACTGATTTGTGTAACCAGTCGCATCAATTCTGCTTTATCGGCACTGATAATCGTTGCTTTAGAATCTGCCACCCATGTGCCATTCTGCAGAGTGAGAATTTCCCCATTAAGGGCTAATGTGTCACCTTCACTATAGTTAATTTCTGGCGTTTCTGCGGCATTAAGGATATCCAGATCAATTCGGCTATCAATACCAAATTTGCGCATTAATTTGGCAATATTCGGAACACTGTCATCATTGATAACTCGGTCAATGTCTCTAAACTTAGCGGAATTTTTATTAACGAATTCACCTAGTACAAAACGTTTACCCTTTCCTTTGAAATATTTACCGTCAATAAATTCACTCCATAGGACATTAGCCTCACGCAATAAATCATTATTTGTACCTTGAAGCTCTTGGATAATATCGAGTACAGAACGGCTATGCTTTTTAAATACCACAACATCAACAATCGTATCTGCATGAGCACTACCAAAAACCTTATTTGGTAAGCGATACGCACCTTTAAATTCTGCCAATAAGGATAAATGAGTACGCAATTTCTGATCTTTGCCACTAAGACCACTAACAACACGGGGCGGAACAATAAAACAAGCCAGTTTATTGGGTTTTAGTTTCATCAAAGACCGCCGCATAAAGTATGATTCCAGACTATCTTTCTGAAACAGAGAATCTTTGAATTGATTGCCGCCACGATCTGCATTGGTTCCGAATGGCACATTTGCAATAACAGCATCATATGATTCATCAGGCGTACTAGCAGCATATTCCTCGAAAGAGGATATAGTCACACTTTGACCAACTCCAGCATTAATGAGTTGATTAATTCCACCTGAAATACTATCCAGTTCAACTGCGTCAATGATTGCATTCTGTGGACTGGTTGCGCTAAAAATCCCTACACCAGCACACGGATCTAAAACCTTACCGCCCTCAAACCCCATTTCCTGCATCAGTGACCATACTCCTTCAGCAATAGGCTTTGGGGTGTAATATTCATAAGCACTGCCTTTTTTACCATCCGCAGTGGTTAGATTACCGCCATTACCACTATAACCGGCTAGTATGGTGCGATCAGATTCTGTAATTTGTCCTTGATCACGATCACCCGAAATAAACTCATTCAAAAGTGTAACAGCAGCATTATTGGCTTTCTGACGCTGTCCACGGGTGCGACTTTCATCGAAAACAAAATACTTACTGCTATCTACTTTTGTCTGACCAGAGGTTTCTGGTTCTTGTTGGGATGGTTTAACATCCATCCCTAATTGTTTTCTTAATTGTTGGACCACGCGAATTAAAGCCAACTTTTTAGTTGGGCTTTTTTCCGAATTGCGCAGAGGAATTTTTTGCTTAAGCTGGTTGAGCAAGTTAATTCTATCTTTAATATTTAATGACATATTTTTAAACCTAAACTACAAAATATATAAACCGCTTAAGCGGATAATTTATCAAGCTGGCTGGCATAGGCATCTATTGCCACCCCTAGTAGTGATTCCATTTGCTCATCACCAGATTCGTCATATTTTTTAACGATTTCATCTAAGCGAGAATTGAAATCAGAAGCATCGATATCCTGAGTACCAGAGATCAGGTTATTCAAAAATTCCATATCAAGAGTTTTTGAATCTGATTCTGAATCTGTTGCTGTTCGTGGTTCTTGATCTTCTGGTGTAGTTGCTAAATCAGGCTTTTCATTCTGTGTCGCCTCAGCAATACCGGGTTCAGGCTGATCTTGATCAATGTTCTGTTCTATTGGTTTATCGGTTTCATTTGATTCAGTTTCAGCTGCTTCCGATTCGTTTTCTGGTTTTGTATCAGTTTCTGGTTGATCAGTAAGTTGCTCAACTGAACTTGAACTTGTTTCCACTCCTGTTTGCTCTGTATCAGTGTCTTGTTTATTTTCAGCATCAGTTGTGTCGTGATTTTGTTTAGAATCTTCAGACGGTTGATCCTGCTTATCTTCGTCACTTTCGGTAGTATCATTACCCGCCGTTTGAGTTGCTTGTTCTTGCTTGGCTCCCATTTCGGGCGCTGCCTGATTATTATCTTCACGCTGTACAGGATCCTTTCGGGATTGAAGCAACTCAACTTGAAGCATTAAATCTTTAAGAATCACCTCTTTAGATGCTATGCGTTCTTCAATTATTCTGTTGTTTTCTTCCCGCTGTTTACGACGTGCATTAGCGTCCGTAAAGCGTTTACTGTTTTTCTTAGCTAACGCCATAACACGCCGACCGATTTCATTGATATTCTGGTCTTTTCCCTTTTCTGGGGCTACCAGAATAGTGATATCTTTTTTGTTTAACATCCAACGCCATGCCACTAAGATGTCATCTGGCTTTAATTGATTTGGGGTTTTATCTGGATTATGTAAGAAACATGTTATGGTTTGACCATCTACTAATTCAAAAACCATAGCTATGTTGGTTGTTCCATTTTTTTTAAAAGGTTCAGATATTTGTATGCCATTTTCAGCTATTTGCAATTCTTTTCCGGACCGATTAAATACTCGTCCAAACAACATGGCAGACTTTTCTAATTTAAGACGCTGCATTGCTAGCGCATCAAATACTGCAAATTCACCGTTTTCGACTTCACTTATTTCGTTAACAACCGAATCATAAGTCGCAGGTTCTAATAATTGCTCATCAGTATCGATATGTCTCATGTCATACAGGGCTTTAGCCGCTGTAACATCGCAGTCATGCCAATCGTATAAATTATTTTCCATTACATTTTCGCTTTCTGGATCAAAAGGGAATGAATTGTTTGTTATTGGTTCGTTTTTATTGCCCTTCTTGATCCAATATAAAAGTTGCGCAGGGCTACAAACGACTACACTCAAGGGTGACAAGCCATTTGTACAGGCTGAATAAGCACTAATTGCATCGTCCTTTGATAAAAAACCGACCATAACTTTGTGTTCATCAAAGTTGCCGTATTTATCCGCCTGATTGATAATAAAAATTTGCTCTGAGCCTAGAAATTGACCTATATAACAATCAATAGGCTCACCATCAGCTCCTTTCGTACCAGCAAACTCTCCATAACTTGCTGACACCATATAAACCGGCGCAAAAGTTGAGCAAAAACGGTAAGTTCGGATGGGAATTTCTATATTTACCGGGATACCGTGATAACTAACGAGTTCCCCGTTTTGATTAGTCACATAGTTCATGCAGAAACTCCCTGTAATAGACTGGAAACCATTGCCTGAGCTTCTTCGATTCGTTGATCTAACTCTTTCTCACGTTCGGCTAAAACGATCTCTTTGCGCTTTATTGTTGATTTCATTCCACTAGGCAGACTTATTCTTTTTTGAGTTAAGGTTCGCTGAAATTTACGGGTGTTTTGATCGACCAATTTGATAATTTCAATGATGGCTTGTTTAATGTCATTTTGTTCTTTTAGGGCCATTACTTTTTTATTTAGTCGTACTTGAAAGACATCGCCAGTCTGCTTTACACGCAATGTAATCTGTTGACTATCGGCGAACACCAAGCAAATCTGGCGATAAGAGACGCCATTTTCTCTTTTGATCTTACCTTCTACCCATGACGCCACAATTTGCGCACCAGCGTGTTTAAAGGCATTTAGCAGCTTTTTGGGGGCAGTTTTGGGATTCTCGCTTAGTTCATCCCAAGTAAATAATGTATTATCCATATATAAACTCTGATTAATAAAAACTAATCAAATTATTGCTTATTGTGCTCACCCAATTTGCTGGTGTTCCCCTTCTTGTCCATAGAAAAAGCGGTACCGAAAACCGGAACCGCCATATTAAAAATTGATGAATGGATTAAATTAAATTTAGGTTATCTTGACTAGTTTTTATTTAGTCGGTTAACTCTGCTAATCTTGCTTTAAGCTGTGACCTTTTTTCTTCACGGTTATGTTTTTTACCTCCAAATACACCAGCCTTATCACTGACGTTGTAATGCACACGTTCAAGATAAGCAAAGCTACATGTATCAATAATATCTGGTGAAGAAATGCCCTGCTCTCGCATTTTTTGCTTGCTTTGCATTTGATATTTAGTTTGTTCTGTAAATGAATAAGGTAAATGAGTTGCCTGATAAATCATGGTCTCTTTTAAGCGGCCAACTAACTTAAGTAATTTGCAACGACCATCCCTAATGGCGTCGCGCAAATAAACCATAGCCTGTGCGCGCAGGTTGATAAATCTTTTCTTATTTTCGATCTGAAAACACGGATTGCCCCATGTAATCCTATGTACATCAACCCCTTCTTCTTCCAGATCTTTACATAACTGCAAACCATTACCACCTGCATCCACGAGGACACGCGCATTCGATAACTTCTGATATTCTTCAATAATACGACCGCGAAAAGTGCGCATATCAATACTATTGCTGTAAACAGGCATAGAAACGTATTCAACACGTCGATCTTTGCCATTGCCGATTACCTTAGCCACAATACAAACCGAGTAATCTCGATACTCACCCATGGCAACGTCACATAAAAGAAACCAGCCATAAGGTTCATGCTCGCCAATAATATCTGATGCGATTTTTAGGGCGCGGTTTATCATTAACCGGGTAATTAAAGTCATTTCATCATCTTCAGCAAACTGACCTAATACACGGATACGATATTCAATCGAATCACGACCACCACACTCAATTAATCTTTCTTTTAGCCACGCCAAGGTTACATGTGGTGCGTCTTCTGAACTGAAACTTAAGTTAACCCAACCGCCATCTTCGATTGGGACATTAAGCTGGCTTAGTTCGTGATGTGTTCTGTAGAAAAAACCTACCGTTTTAGTGCCCTGACTGAGTAGTAAAGTACGATTTCCTCCTTGGGTTTGAGTACCCTTAATTACATCAAAGTGTTTATCAGAAACACCAGAGGCTTCATCTACCACAATTAACTGACTGAAGCGATGTTTACCAGCTATAGCAACAGAATCTGAATTACCCAAAGCGATCTTATGGATAAACCATGTTTCTTTGTGACCGGTGATGTACCAGCTCTCAGTTAAATTGACGATACGTGAAGTTAGCCATTTCAGCTCTGGAATCGTTTTCATATGGGCAAAACGGTCATTCATTTCTTTCCATACACCGTCTGCTACTTGCTGTAACGCTGCTGCACCAACGTAAGTGTTGGAACCAATTTCTGCTTTACCATCGTAAGATACTACAGGAAAACAGATTAAATGCCACAAACATATGCACGCTACAATTGCGGTTTTACCTGTACCTGTACCCGATACAACCGACACCAGAGCCCTTGGATTCTCCATTGCCTGAGCTAAATCTTGCTGATCTGAGGTCAAAGCTAAACCGCATATATCAAAACAAAAGCTAACCAGATCAGCCTGATATTTCTCTACAAACTTATGATAAACTGGCAAATTGATTATTGATTTATTACTACTCATTTAATCATCTACAGCTATCTGCCTGCTAAGGTCTTTATTAATGCGGTAAACCCATTACTGATAGTTTTAGTAAGTGAGTTGGCAGTAGCATTAATCGCATTAACAATTGCTTCAAAACGCTGCTGTTCAAAACTATTTTTATCTGAGTTTTGCCAAGCCTTAGTTTGCGTTAAACCAAGAATATCTGATTCAGTCATACTCAAGATGTCATGGTATGAAGTATTTTTAAATTCCAAAAAACACTGTGCCGCCATTTCACGCGCTTCTTTGCCTGAATCCGAGCGCGCGGATGCCAAGTAAGGCATTAAAGAGAAATCGTAGGGATGGTAAAGCATCCCCACCTCCTTTCCTGCCTTCCAGACAAAAACCAGATGTACTTAAGCGCAAGGTGACGATATGGTCTAACGCTTCTGTACCCTTATCAAAAGCTCGCATTAGTTCTTCATAATCACTACTTTTCATAGCCAGAATAAGATTGGCGTTATCACAGATAAATTTATCTATACTTACACCAGCTAGTTTTATGGCTTCTTCATGGGTAATACCGCGTGGCAAAATTTGCGCAGATGCAGTGACAAGTCTCCATATTTCGACATTATCGGAAATCTGTTTTATATATCCCCCTAATACAACTCGCTCCACTGCCTCTATCCATTCACCAGTCAAGGGTAGCATCCACAAGAAATCGGGTTGTTCTGAATCCTTATCCAGTACAATGTCGTATTTTAGTAAAGGTTCCTGGTGTGGTTGTGCGAATTTATTTGATTTGGGTACTGGATAATCTTTATTCTCAAGGAAATAATCATCTATAACCGCCCCTGTTTCCTCATCAAGCACAGCAGTGTGCCTACTATCAAAGTAGACACAATAATAATAATGCAACATTGCTGCATAGCGTTCCTGTGCCGTCCATTGTTCTAGTGGTAAATTTGTTTCTTCAACTATGGCAGCAATAGTTTTAGAAATACCAAGTTCGTTATATTCTGTTGGCGTATTGCATAAATCAATAATTGATCCAATACTTAACTCTTTAATAGATGCAGTAATGCGGGAAGTCACCAATTTTGGAATGAATCTCATAAATTATTTCTCCTCAATTGCGACTAATTTTTCTTTCACATGATTAGCATGTTCTCTGGCTTTTGCAGCAGAAATTTTGCGTTTTTCTTCGCCCATAGCTGCTAAAGCTTCAAGTGCTTCAGGTGAAGCATCGACGTCTGCATCTATCTGAATATATTTTCCGTATTGATTAGGTGCTAAGCGTTCTAATGTCCAATCCAACGTATTGACAATCAATTTTGAGCGCGGTACTGAGAACATATTGTAATCAGGCGTTCCATCTCCTTTAATAACAATATCAGTACTGGCATCATATGCAATGCGAATGCGTTCATCATGCATTTCGTCATAATTGGATTGCATTATAAATGCATATTCTTTGCGTAATTCACCCGATTCATCTGAATCCAGCCAACGATAAAAAGTTGCTCTGGATGGCATACCTGGCAATCTAAGAACTTCTGATAATGTTCTAAACCGCCCAGTCTCAGGATCTGATTTGCCTAGTTCTTCAAAAACATTCAGCATCAATTCAGGATTAAAAGATTGTTGAGCACGGCGTTTTTTAATTTCACCGACACAATCTGTTATTTGATCCTTTAAGCTCTGTTTTCTTGGCTTCACACTTTTTTTGGAACTAGGTACTTTTTTTTCTGCCATAAAAATCTCGCTACAGACTAATTTTTAACCTCGCGCGCGTTTAACTTGTCTTACTTGACTGTGTTCCATCATTTCCACTCAGTCCAAACAAGTCCAAATTGCCTTGAACAAGTTGCGCACGACCCTTTTCTGTTTTATCAGCCATAGTTAGCTGACGGCTAATTGCATCTGTTGATTTTAAGGAATTAAAAAGCTGCTCCAATAAAAGTTCCACTTTTGCACCATTACGCAATTCAAGCCACGCTTCTGGGTTTAATTCTATTAGTCTGGACACGGCATCTTTGAGTTGTTTGGCGATTTCTAATGAGTTGTTTTGTGCATCTATCAAAATTAAATTATTTCGGGTCATTGTCTGCATTTGTTCAGCAAGATGATTTAAATATTGCTGGCTGGATTCAATGATGGTCCGTTTAATGGTAAATGTGATTCTGGTTTCTTCGTCTTCGTCAACATTTCCTACAAGATAATCAAGACTGACACCATATAGTTCAGCTAACCTGCATAACCAATATAGCGGAATCGGCTTTTTTCCATTTTCCCATTCAGAAAAGTGCGATTTATTCAGACAAGTTATTCGTTCGCATACATCAACAGGTGCTAATCCTAAATTGATCCTTGTATCACGAAGTCTTTTACTAATTTTCTTATTCAATACATAAAACCGTTCACGCTTTTCATTAGCTGCGATTTTTTTATTAGGATGAGACGTATTTTTTAAAACAATATTGTCACTTGAGTTTAAACTACTTACACTCTGCTTCATTACATACCTTCCAAACTAAATCCAAATAAATAAAACAGTACCAATCGCGCTATTGAATATGCTGTCTATTCTTTAACCAAAATATCTGGGCGGTAGTATCCGGCGGAATGTATTTCTTAGTTACTCGCTTGATCTGTTTCCCATCATCACTGCGCACCTCTACTTCCTTTACTTCCATGCCCATAGCTTTTTTAAACAGCGATATCGCCATGATTCGGTATTTTCATGATTCCTACCTTGCCGCATTAATTGCCTGTGATAATAAGCTCTTGTTCATCATTGCGCCGTATAAGCTAATTTCTAGCCTATCTTTATCATGGACGATGCGCGGATCATCTTCCCCACACTTTACAGTAACCGGATAAGTACCGTTCTGAGCTTTTAACTTGATTAGCGTCGCTTTCTTTTGGCCTTGAAGTACTATTGAAAACTCATCTGGTGCATCATTGCTTTGCTCAACAAGAAACTGATAACCATTTGATACGGCTGCCTCATTAAACTCTTTTAAAAATTGATTTAGTACTTCTTCTATCTCAGAATCAGTCGCTTTCGCTTTTGCAGGCCTTAAATACTCTATAGCTTCAGGTATACTAGTAATCGTAGCCTCATCAGAACCAAAGATCATAGCTTCAAGCTTGTCACCATAATCAAAGTTATTAAATCTCCAGCTATGTGATTGACAAATAAGCCTATAAAGAATTGTTATCAGTGGTGGCGCTTCTAGCATTTTGAATAATGCATTCTCAATATCTTTTGCACCTTTTACGGTAATACTTTCAGCAGAACCTATGTGAATAAACTCTGTAAAAGCGCCCGCATTACCACGTTTAATTGCTGCCAGCTTTACAGATTCACTACCTTGATGAGCTGTAATTAAAATAGTGTCATTGTCATCAGTATATGTGTGCTCAATATAAACTGCGTCATCTTCATTTAAAGGCGTGCCAGATATTTCACTGATAAAATTATTTAACGTGTTTACGTAACCTTTTATTACTTCAACCGTGGCTTCGGTTTCTCTATAAGCAAGCAAAAATGCTTCCAGTCCTTTACAAAATGCTGCTTTAATTTCTTGCTGTTTTGTCATATTTATCTCCAATAAAAAAGCCCACGTTTTAGCGTGTTTTTTATAAAAAATGTTTCACAGAGCATTTGATCAATTGATGTGTACATATTAATTCTCTATTAATTTATCCTATACGGAAGATCCACTCTGTGACGGGATTCGGTAAACTTCACATCGTTATTAGCGCCCCAAGCAGAAATGTACTCAATCAAGCTAGACAACCGGCTAACACTCATTTTTGCAGTCGATTCCCTCAAATTAATTACTTCACCCTCTAACCCTATCGCCATCTCAGCATTCCCGCCGGTGGCTATCTTATGACCACTAACAAATATCATTTTCCATTGCTCAATATTTAAGGGTTTCCCGTTAAATGTTTTTTGTTTTGCGATATCTCCTAGCATTGCATGGAGTTTTTTATTCTGTTCATCTGAGCGCGTGATACTTCGCACTTCAACAAAAATGGTTTTATTAGATTTAAGTAATTCGCCTACAAATTCCCATGCTAACTTCATTACATCGCGCTTGTTTCTAGTATTAATACGCCTTTTAAATCTCTCTGTCATAGCTAGCCTTCTTTTTTTTGTAATATTTTTCTAAGTCTCTTAATTCGTCTTTTGTATAGTGTTTTGGCTCATTATCAGCTTCAAGTTCTTCTAAAGCGCTCTGACCAATCCTAGAAATTAACCCAATACGATATTGGACATGATTGCCAGTTAGCCACCTATTGCAATGCTTGCATTGCCCATGACAATTGTTTTCATTAAACCTTAGATGAGGTGCTGCTCCGACTGATCGATAATGGCCTGCGTCGTAGCCATTAGGCTTGTTGGGTAGAGGGTTAGAACAACTAATGCATGGTTTCCCCTTATCGCGCGCACGAATAAATGCGTTAAAGGCATACTGTGCTTTTTTCACTAACTTCGGGTAAGTTTCTAATTCGCGTTTGCGTAACCTAGTTAATGCATTTTCTTTGCGCTGCTTGGCTGCTTTTTCTTGTTTGGCTTTTCTCTCTCGTTGCTTGATACTGTAAGCTACAGCGCATTTAGGGCTGCATACAACCTGCATCGGCCTTTGTTTTTCAAACCCTGCACCACACCAGCGACATTTGCGGTTCACTTTAAGCATTTTTTAAAATTCCCCTTCCGTAAATGCTGCGCAGGCCATTTTCAATGGCTTTTAATTGGAGAACCATAGCGATCCATAAAGCTTTGCAGGCTTTGTACTCAGCGACTACTTCTGAAAGATTATTGATTTTGATTTTCATCATCTCTTGCTCCACTCAATCCGCCGTTTGTTTAAACGGGAACTCATATAACCATCCGCCTTGGATTCTCTCCCTCAAGCACCGCCTCAATTTCATTTAAATACTTCTGAGTAACGGCAAATTTAATATCGACTTCGGCGAGAAAATCAGTGAACTCAGCGATCCTTTTTTTAAATTCTTCAATATCTGTATCATCGGTAACGATATCTTTGAATTCATTAAATGCCGCCTTTATGCCCTTAAAATATGCAGCCTGCACTAATGCTATCCATTGAGCACCCTGATAATCTCCGATAGACATGAAGTGCTCGATTTTTTCAGACGTCCCAAATAGATCAGCATTCATCTTTTGCCCTTTTTGTCCTGATTTTCTAAAGCTTTAGCCCCAATAAGAATGATAGGAATTGGGAAAATCCATATCAGCGAAAGAACTAAAAATGAAGATAAATATTGGAATGCAATATAGAAATTTTTCGCCGCAGCTCTAATGTCGTTTAACATGCCCTTAGTCATAGAAAACAACCACACATGCACCGCCTCTTTGATATATTTAATTTTCATTTTTACCTCTGCGTTTAAATATAAAAATTAGCCCAATGCGCATTTTTCAGAAAGCTGGCTGAGAATATTATTTAACTTAGCCCTACCCTCCGCTTTTTGCTTATTAGTCAGCAGATTGCCAGCTTCGATATCCATGCGCTCTTGTGAAGCTGGGAGTAAAGCCAAGGCATAATCGTTTGTAATTTTCCCAGTCGCCACTGCTTCCGTGACTAGTTTCGCTAATTGTTCTTTATCAAGCCCTGCGCTAACGTACCAGTCTGGCTGTATACCTTTTGCCTTTTTCTCGCTGACAACCCGGTCATAAGCTTCTTTAAACGCTAAGCCAGCCCGATATTTATCACCTGCGTTAAACAACGCTGCCGCGCATTCGGCTGCTTGCATTGCTGTATGGGTTGTTAGGATTGATAGGTTTTCGTCATTCCAACCTGCAACCAAAGTGTTAAATGCTTCTTCTGCGGATTGCCAGCCATCGTCTACGCGTTCCAGTATTGCTGCCAGTGTTAATCTGCCCTTTAGCTCTCGTCGACAGCGTTCTAGCGCGATTAAAACTTTATCCAGCGGATAAGCTAGCAGGTCTTCACCCATCACATACATAGCGTCACCAGATAATTGCGTGCCAGTTAGCTCGGCGGTCACGGCAATTGCCTGCATGATTTTTTCATCGTTCATTACGCACCCCCTTTGCTCGCAGTTTGGCTAGCGCACTCTTGGCAGCCTCATAATTGCTTTGCGTGCTCTCAGTTTGCCTAGCCTTGATTTGCGTCATCTGCTCACCCCTCTGCATGTCCGTCAACACCTGCTGATACGATTTGAGTAAACATCCAAAATCATGTCGGCATTGCACAAACCAGCTCCCGTTGTGCGATAGAAAATATTCAGCCAGATATGGCGCAACCTCCTTGCCAACGTACCTAACCAGCATTGCGACCTGCCCTCGGGTTTTTTGATTAGCGGCTGGTAGCACCCCGTACCGATTGCGATAGGCTCTTGCGTATGATTCCCAACAAACAACATTGTCAGGGTTAGCCTGCGATTTTTTCTGCGCTGTTTTCTTTTGTGGCAACCCTGCCTGTGACGCGGGTGCAACCCCGTCATCAATATCTGATGGTTCTAATTGATGGTTAATTGATGGTTCTTCTTTAAAGGAAGGTGCAAAATTTTCACCTAACTCTGTCGTATTTTTCACTTTGGTAGGTGCAGATTCTGCATATGCAAAATTTGCAGGTGCAAAATCTGCATGTGCAGAATTTTCACATTGGCTTTTATAATTATTCAAATTGATTGTGTATGAGTTACTTTGTCTGCTACCGGCTTTTTGTCTGCGTTCAGACGTTAAAATACCGCAGCTTTCAAGCCGCTTAATTTGATTAATTACAGAGCGGTCACTCATGCTGCATTTTCTTGCTAAAAATGCCTGACTTGGATAGCAAACGCCATCATCATTCGCATGGTCGCACAAGGCTAATAAAACCAGCTTTTCGCCTTGCGATAAATCCAGTTCCCATGCCTTGGACATTAATTTAATACTCATATTGCACCTTAATTTAAGCTAACCAGCGAATAACGTGCATACCGTTTCCCCGATTTATCATCTTTAATCATTAATGAATTAATGACGTATCCTTTTTCACGCAAATCACGTATACGTTCAGCCAAACAAGTAATCTGGAATAAAATCATAGCCTCAAGAGTTGTAATTGAATTTCCCTCTTTTAGATAATTCAGAATCATATTTGTTTGGGAATTTACAGTTTTCATTTAGGATCCTCTGCATATAGAAGTTCTGGCTAGAATTTGGCAAAATCATAGGGTTTTAAATCTTTACTAGTTAATAAACCCTTGGTATATTTTTTGATACTGAAAAAACGCCATGTGGGTATAAACGTTTACCCTTAGCCCATCGTGAAATATTTGGAATATGCGTTCCAACTCCTTTGACAAGATCAGAAATGGATCCATGCTGTCTTAAATCATAGATTCGCGCATCTGGTCTCAGACAATTGAATTTGCACAATATTTTTTTAAGGGCGTCAAGACATTACCTGCCATATAAATTTTCGTATTCCTTGCTGTGTAGCGTTTTTAAATAATTAAATTGTGCTTTTGGAATACCATTTTTTTTCCACTGTGAAACAGCCCCTCGTGTTATGCCGCACATCTTTGCGACCTTACTAACACCACCTAAAGCAATAATAAATTTGGCATCTTTTTCATACATTTATGTCCTCCTATTTAAATTTTATAAAAGTATAGTTTACTAAACATTGTAAAGTCAAGCAAACTATACTTTTTTTTGTTTAGAATGCTAAACAAATGTAAGGAATTTATATAATGCCAAGTACACTAAGAGAACGTTTAGAAGAATTAATGGCTGAGTATGGACTCACCAAGCAAATTGAACTAGCTAATTTTGCTAAGGTTAGCAAAGGATTAGTTAATCAATGGTTTACCGGTGATTCAGGGCTTGGCAAAAAATCTTTATTAGAATTATCAAATAAGACAAGATTCTCAGCCCAATGGCTAGCAGATGGAACCGGTCCAAAATATAAAACAAGTGACACTGTCCCATTAACACAAAAACCTAGCACATTGGAAACAGTAAACAGCAATTCTATAACCTTAAAATTATATGATATGAGTGCTTCTTGTGGTCAAGGAAACCTAATTCCTGAATTTCCAGTTCTTCTTAGAACAATAGAGATCCCTAACGATGCAATTATAGATCTATTGGGCACAACAAATTTGCAAGGTGTCCAGCTTATGCCTCCAGACGGGGATTCAATGGAACCTACAATACCCAGACGTTCCATAACTCTTATTAAAACTGATATAGACAAATTTCAAAATAGCGGAATTTATCTAATAACATTTGATGGTTATACCTATATTAAAAGACTTGCAAGAGGGAAATCAGGAGTAATTAAAGTAATATCTGATAATAAACTTTATTCAGATACTGATTTTGATATTGCTCCAAATGAATTAGATCGATTAATAATTCACGGTAAATTCTGGAAAGCATTACCACTAGATTTCCTAGATCTATAATTTAATTTACAGTTTATTTTTCGATATTCTAATGATATCAGCCATATTAACTAAGTATTTTTTCATTAAAAACACCGGCGCTGTTTGCCGGTGTTTTTAATTGGATGATATGCAAATCTCTATATAATGCATTCAAAGTAACCATAACAAACTTGGCAGAACAAATAATCAATTCTGTATGTTACATACTTTTTCATAAGCAGTATAATTCAGAACTTTAATGCTAAGGTGTTTAAATGTATAGACTAGATAAAAGTATACAATTATTTAAAAAAATAGATTGTATATTAGAGAGTTGAGGGTCTATGAAAACGGAATTGATATTATAAGTCGTCATCCTGACTATAAGCCTATGCATGTTACTGACTCAACTTATGTTGAGTTCAAGGTATTGGGGAAAATGATTTGGAGAGGAGGATAACTTAAGCATATTTATAATTTAACCGTTATTGAAAAGTAGTTTTTAAACTAATTACGAAATTTGAATATAACTTCATATGCGATATAACATTGGTAGTTGGGTAAAAAAAGCGCGATTAAAAGCGAACTTGAGTCAAGAAAAATTAGCTCTCGCCTTGGATGTTGGCGGTAAAGGAACTGTTTCGGCATGGGAAAAAAACAAGAATGCACCTTCGTTTGAGATAATGATTAAAATTTCTGATTTATGCGCCTATCCATTACCGTACATTGCGCCCAAACAATTATCTTATGAATATCCTGAAATGAGTACTATTCATAGTCGTATTAAACAAGCCAGACTTGCCAAAGGCATTACTCAAGCAGAATTAGCTGAAATGTTAAATCTATCGACCACTGCTATTCAGTTATGGGAAAATGAAGACGAATCTAAAGCTACCGCACCACAGCGGAAGCGACTCGAAACAGTCGCAAATATCCTAGATGTTTCGGTTATGTGGCTACAGTTAGGGGACAATCCTTTGTTCTCGGAAGGTGGAGCTGGACTTGCTAAAGATTCTAACGCTAGTAATACCCATAATAAGATCATGATGTACGATTTGGATATAACAGCAGATAAAAATAACGCTAAATGGGTATTGATAAAATCTGAAGAACCACTGTTTATTGGAAATAGTTGGTTAAAATCTAAAAATCTGATCCCTAGTGAATTACGCGCTCTGCGTGTTAAAGGCAATAGTATGTCTCCTCACTTAGAGAAAGATGATATTGTTATAATAAACATTAACGATATTGAACCAATCGACGATGAAATATATGCCGTTGTTTATAACAACCGTTTCTTTATAAGAAGAATTAGAATTACTGGTGACAGCATTGATTTAATAAGCTTAAACAGTGATTATGAAACAATAAAAGTATCTAATATTAAAACTGATCAACTAATAATCTTAGGAAAAAAAGTCTGGCGTTGCGGCTAAGGTTTATATCTATATTCAATTATTAAAGCAAAAAAATATTATGATGTTTAACAATAAACCATTTAATTGTTAGAAAATATGTTTATGAAAAATTCAATAATACGGCTCTATCAGGCAGCCAGAGAATTAAAAGGTCTAACAAATATTTCTCAAATTGCAAGAGCTTTTAATACCTCACCACAGACTGTCAAAAATTGGGAGTCGCGTGGAATGTCCAAAGAAGGGCTACTTAAAGCACAGCAAATTATAGGCGTGTCAGCGCATTGGCTAGAAACAGGGGAAGGCAGTATGCTGTTTGTCAGTAATTCTGAGAAATTAAATTTAGAATCTGTCGACGACCAAAAGCTAGGAAATGGGAGTGAAGACCTCGTCACCATTGATCAATTTGATATCCAAGTTTCATGTGGACCGGGAATTAAAAATGCGAGTTACCCAGATTTTATACGTAGTATTAATATTCCTAAAGAAGAATTCTTGGAATGGTTTGGACGTAGTAAAGCAAAACCTGGAATTCAACTTGTTACTATTAAAGGCGACAGCATGGAACCAACATTGCCAAACAGAGCTATAGCTTTTGTGGACAGCAATATAAATGAATTTCAGGGTGATGGCATCTACGCTTTTGTTTTAGATGGAGAAGCATATATCAAGAGATTACAAAGAATTCCCGGAAAAATTATTGCAATTTCGGATAATACTGTATATGAACCATTCTATATAACTCCAGAAATGGAAGATAGAATGCAAATTGCTGCTAAATTCATCAGAGTATTGCCATTCAATATGCGTGAACTTTGATACTCTTCTACCTCGTAGGACAAAGTTATACAACGATCACTAATAAATAAACCGCTATTGAAAGCGGTTTTTTAAACTAATTACGAAGTTTGAATATAACTTCATATGCGATATAACATTGGGCAAAGATAAAAATAACCATAATTAAGGTGGTTATTTTTTAAAAAGAAAATAGAGTGGTAATTAGCAAGCAATTTTCAGATAAGGGGAGAAAACAGGCTTGTAATCATCTGGAATCAACGTTTTTAATTGCTCGATTACTCGGTTATCTTTGGGTAAATGAATAATTAATTCATTAATCATTGCCTCAAGTATTTTTTTACGATTCCATTGTTCTTTATAATTTGATGAATTTATTTTCTGGGAAATAGACACTAATTCTTTTTTTCTATTATAGACATATTTCATTGTAATATTTGAAGTATCGTTTTCATAAGTATCTGAAAAAGTTAAAACCAAAAAAATCAAATTATCTTCTTTGTAAGTTTCAATCTTTGTGTATTCTTTTTCAAATATTGCTGTTATTAATTCTTCAGGTTGAACTCCTTTTACCATACAAAAAGCGATTATTTTATTAATTTCTTTTGTTATATGAGTATAGTTGTTCATTTAAGTATCCTTTCAATTTCTGTACCTAATTCCTCTAGCCTCTCGATTGATTTTAAAAGAGCTTTATTATCACGATCTTTAACTGCTCCATATTTTCTGTACAATTTTGAATTAATAAACTTGACTAATATAGCATCATTAGTATCAGTTGTCTGTATAATCTTGGGGATAATATGTTTAAATTTTGAATATAACTCAGAACCCTTTTCTTCTAAATTTTTACTAAAGAGTATTTCGGTGGCCATTTCTTGAGTATGTTTTGTTAAACTCTCTCTCAATATTTTTCTTGCTTGATCTGGACGTTTTGATAATAGTAAAGGATCAATGTTTTCTTTTGATTCCTTTTCCGTTTTTTCTTTAATAATTTGTTTTCTAATATTTTCAAATGTTTGTTCAGAATAATGTGGCAAAGTTTGTTTTAATATTTCTATTTCTTGCTCCGCTTGATTGTCAATTTCTGCTCTTTTTTCTTCAAAAAGCTTGTTAAAATCAATATCATCAAGGTATGATTCTGACTTGGTTGCATAAACATTATTGCTTTCTACAAAAGCTAGTTTAGTATCTCTTTCAGTATAATCTTTTTCAGTAAAATTATATTCTCTATTGCATGAGCGTCGAGCTATTTCAACCTCTTTATGATAAAAATCCCACATTTTATTAAGACCAATTTCTTCATGAAAAATAACTATACCATTATTATCAATTTCGAAATTTTCGGATTCTGGAATAACTCGCAAAATTCTTCCAACGACTTGGGCAAACGCGTTAAGACTTCGATATGGCCTAAATATTGCTAGAATTGAGAGATATTTATGGTCATAACCTTCCATTAACATATTAACAGAAATAACAGCATCACATTTATGCTCTTCAATTTCCATAAAAGCCGCAGCAAGTTCTTGTTGTTCCATTTTACTATGTACAATAACAGAATTTATACCTTTCTCCTTATACCAATTAAGTAGATCTTTAGCATGTGCTATGCTACAACCAACTGCTAAAATTTTATGGGGTATTTTGGGAGATAATCTTTTAATTTCGTTAAGTTGCTTAATACTATGCTCTATAACATCTAACGAGCATTCTTGGGATAAAGCGATACTTTTTTCAATCCATTCTTGATCTTCTAATTTGAGTATTTCTTCTTTCGATAATTTTTTATCTGGGTCTTTAGGTGTTTTGAAATATAATTCCTTGGCATTAATAGTTTCTTTTCGAAGCCATTTAACATATCTATAACGCATAACTTCAGATAGCTGTGTCTCATGAATTCTTTTGCCCGGAATTTCTCTACCATCACCTCTATAGGGTGTCCCTGTAACATGTAAGATTTTGGCATTGGGGAATTGCGTAAAGATTGTTTGCCAGCTTTGGGCTGGAGCATGATGAGCTTCATCTATGATAATTAAATCAAAAAAATTATTTGGTACTCTATTTATTAAACTTCTATTGTTATGGGTAGAAACAATTTTTTGTATATTAGTAATAATAATATGACTACTGTATAAATGCTCGTCTGACAATTCGGCAGAATATTCATTAACAATTGGGATATCTTCTCCCTTAAAAATAACATCATAGTTAATCCAGAAATTATTATCTAAGGGGTCTTGTGTCTTTTTTATACTATTTTTTGTAACTAGACCTGGGGTAATTATTAAAACCCTTTCACGAGCCACTCCAAAAGGGGCAATTGAAATTAATCCACTTTTACCGGTACCTGTAGGTAAAACAACTAATGCCTCTTTATTTTTTTCATCACTAAAAAATTCCTTTATTTTTATATAGGCTTCAATTTGTGGTGTTCTCAGTTTCTTATTACCTTCAATATTTACTACTGTATCAAAAAAATACGACATTTTATCTCCATATATATGTAAAATGTTAATAATTAAATATATTTAAAATCAATAGGTAATACTTTAAAAAGCTTTTCATGAATAATTAACCAGCCTTTTGGAGAACTGTGCAGCTGATTCGTAGTTTAAAGCATTAATGCCATTTAGATAATGATTTACAGTCGCTTGTATTTGGCAGTACTCTACAAGTCATGAATAAATGCGGTGTTGCCTGTAATCTTATATTTTGGAATAACAGGTGCAACTGCACTTTATTCTTAATATCTAGATGTTTTTAATTTTTAGTGTAGTAACCACTTTTCCGCATATTTTTATTGAGTCTATTTCATGACTCTTCAACGTTTCACTAGCGTACTTTGGGTTATCGCTGATAATAAGTAACTCCCCATTTCCAAGCTTTTGTAACCTTTTTACCTTTAAACCTTCTGTAGACATATAGACGTAAACCCCTTCATCTTCATAGAAATTTATTGCTTGATCTACAAATAGCCAATCACCACTATTAAATGTTGGCTGCATTGAATCTCCCGAAGCAGTAATAACTGAAATTGATTCGAGATTATGGCCAAGTTTATTCTTAGCCCATTTTTCTGAAACCTCAATTAGCTTTACTGATTTAGGATAATCATTGTTATCAAAACCATATCCAGCTTCCGTTTTAATATCGAGTAAAGTTAATTGGATATAACCTTTTTGAGGTGTTGTATGAGCAGATTCAACTGGTTGGTCAAACCACCCTCGAGGAAGTTTCAAAGCAATTTCAATTTCACGGGCTGTGTCCGATTTCATTGAACGTGCTTTCCCAGTCTTGGAATCGGCTGATCCATTAATCCACTGACTGATTTGTGCAGGAGATTTATCAATGCGCTTACTTAATCCTGTTTGACCACCGTACTCCTTGGAAAGCATTAATAATCTCTCTCTATAGGTTTCTTCAATGGTTTTCATAATTAACCTTTCATAAATAATTATTAGCAATTTGCTAACAAAAATAAATGTGCGATACGCTTAATTTGTATATAGCGAAACACTAATATTATTAATACGAATAGCTAATTAGAAATTAGAGGGATATTTAAACAATATGTGTAGTGGATCGTTGCAGACGGTCAAAAGTTCTATATAAAAAAGCTCTTAATTAGTTACTAAAATTACTTGGAAATATTTTTGATGTTCAATTTTTAAATCCATTATATTTAATGTTTAATTAACTAAATTTTTTATTATTAAAAATCAATATTATACCAAAATTATTATCAATTTGTTTAATTAACTAAATATTTTCTTGACTTTTATAGTTTAGAAAACTAAACTAATCATAACAAACAAACACAGACACCGATGACCTCAGTATGAAAAAGAACTGGGGAAAGGAAGCAAAAGGAAATACAGGCTAGGTCGCCACGCTTCATAAGTTGATAGCAAAATGTATTGTTTATTGATCTTTAATAAGGCTAAAGAAAAAGCCAGTTTTAATAAGCTGGCTTTATTGTTTAGCTTTAGTAATTTAAAGTTACAACCAATTTAACGCTATTTAGTTGTAAATCTGTACTCTGGTAATTCTCCAGCAAATAATGCAGCGAAATATTCAAGCTTGGTTAATTTTCTTGGCTCTTCAGAATAGCCATACTCTAGAGTCCAACCCAGCATTGCTAAAGCAGCTAAACGAGCTGGATGAGAAAGAAAGCCTATTTCATCTGTTTCGTTTTCAGATAAATTAAGAAGCTTATTTTTAATTACTTCATTGTCCATTTCATCAAAATGAATATACATAGAGTAATATTTTTGATAAACCCCTTTTGCTGACTGAGATTTACTACCTGGAGAATAAACTAACTGAAGAGTAGTTACTATAGCTACTATTGAACCAAGGAATACTTCATTCCACGTAGTTGCTATTACAGACATCCCTGTGAGCAAAAGTATGAAAGAAGCCAGTTTGTCCATTCTACCGAGAAATTTATACATTAATTTCTCATAGTAAAATGAATAAATAACTTCAAATTTTAAATAATTTCTGACTTCCTCATAATCACCCATATGTCTTACCTTTACTTTTTACTATTTCCCCCACTTCTAGGATTATTTTGAGGTGGTGGTGTTTTGGAAACAGGCTTATTTCCAAGGGGCGCTGGTGTTTTAAGCGCATGGTCATAAACCACTTTTTCTTTATCATTACTCATGATAATTACCTCTATTTGCTAGGTTGTTTTGGGAAATTCAATTCTAGCATATGCACGATAGCGGTGAGTGCCTAACCATCCGCTACCTTATACCTTAATCTAAAAATCCAAGCCCACTTTTTAGTGGGTTTTAGTTTTTGGATTCCAAAATAAAAGGAGATAAAAATGTTACAAGCTTACAGTAATGAAAATATCACCAACCCAGAACCTGTCGGATACTATGACTTGATAGCACATGAAGAAGCCTTGCAAAGAGCAAGTGACTTAGCCGAAGAAGAGAAACAAAGAAAACTGGAAATGCTTGAAGATGATGAACTGATAACTACTGCGTCCGAAGCTTTTGGTGAATTATTTAGTACTAACTACTCTGGTGCAGCTGACAAAATTCTAAATGAAATAGTTAAGGCAATTGTATTGGGCTGTCCTAAAGATATGACAGTAAGACAGCTATTAAGCCATCTTTCATTAGAAGCAGAAAAAATAGTAACTGATTATATTTTAACGCATGCTAATTAAACCAAAAACCTGCCAAAACGCCGGCTTTTTAATTAAGGTTTATAAACTGCGATAAAAAGGAATTTGAGATGAGTAATCAAAAGAAGAGGAATACAAAAAAGCTCACTGAACAGTGGGCTTTAATTTTAAGGAAAACTAATTATGACTAAGAAATTTAAATCTTTAAAAAAGGCTCCAAAGAAGAATCAAACCTACTTTCTTTTAACTTTTAGGAGGTCTAGGAATTCTTATGTGAAATTTACATGGGCCGACACGGAAATTGAACACCATTGGCTAAAATCTTATAGAATTTATTCAACTATAAAAGATGTTAAACGGGCTGCTAAATTTGTAAAGGATTTTATAAAATCCCACAAAGAACAGCTAAATTACATCACATCTGAGCCTAAACCCGAAACCAAAGTTTGGTACGGCATCGATATGGATGGTACTTCGAACGATCTTGGGCATTTTTTCTTTGACCCTAGTAATGAATACCATCAATTATCCTTAAAACTCGATTTACTTTATAATAATCCCCGTATGGTTCAAAAAGCCTCAAAAATAATAACAAAAGCTCTGGATATGGAGCAGAAAAGACTTAAATATAAATTCTTAACAGAAACACCGAAGTCTGGAACCATTGTTTATTACCCACATTTTGGTGTTGAATCTGGTGTTGAGGGATGGGAGTATGACCCTGATGCGCCTGAATTTGTTCGCTATTTAAAACTTGGACTACTTTTTTCTAAAAAGAAACATGCGTTACGCGCCAGTATAGATATGCTAAAACAAATTAACTCTACGATTCCTAAATGATTAAAGCCCACTTCAGTGAGCTTTAATTTCGAGCCTAAGCTAATCAATCCAAGCACATTTAACCAAGTGTGCTTGCGTGGATAGGTGGACATAGCCAGCTAATAGCTGGCTTTTTGTTTAAAGGATCAAGAAATGGAAGCTAAAGAAAAACAGTTCATAATTACCGAGAAATGGCTTGAAGAAATGAGAGCTTGTAAAGCTGGGCTTCAAGCTTTTAAACAGCATTTCCCTAATGGTGGAGAAGCTTTAGAAGTACTAAAGCGATGCGGAGAGTTAGACTATACAGATTTTGGAATATGGTTAGTAGAATACTTACCTCCCATTTATCCACCTTTAGTACTTAATACTTTTGTAGGTAATCTTTTTTATCCCGGTGATGTACATATTAAAGGCGATATCTCTACTGAAGAGCTTATTTACATCAAAGGAAACCTTAAGGTAGATGGGAAATTAACAGTCAATAAATATGGTGTTGTCTATTCCGAGAAATACTGTGTAAATGCTGGTGAGATTGATATTAGTGAATATGCACGTATTTCATCAAATACTAAAGCTAATTCTATTAGCATGAGAGGTTTTGCTACTATTGTCGGAGAAGTTACAGCTGATAACATTAACCTAAGCGGTAATGCTGAGATTATCAAAAATGTTATAGCTAAGGTTATTAATTTCAAAGGCGGTTTTATCTTGGGTGATGTTGATGCAGATGAAATTATCAACAATGATGGATGGATTGAGGGAGACGTTAACACTATCAAAATTAAAAATATTAATGGAGGAGAGGTCGGCGGAAAGATTACTTATAAGTGTTGATTAAATTTACCCTATATCAATAAATAGCAATGAAGCCAGCAATTAGCTAGCTTTTTAAATGGAGAAATATTGTGAAAAATTTATTTATTTTACTTTATTCTTGGGTCTTCCTTTGGTTGTATTTTCTAATTGTAATTCCCTTATTGTTATTCGTGGGAATATTAAATTGTTTATGTGGAAGTAATAAAGCTATAAAGACCCCATTTCAAAACTGTCTTTTAAAAGAGAAATTAGTTTTAATTTTATTCATGCTATTTCCTTTTTTCATGATTCCGATCGCTTGTTTTGTCGCACATAAGAAAAATAGAACAGTAACATGGTCTGATGTATGGAGTTGAAAGTAAAAATAAATCATACGTACAAGTAATATATCTAAATAATAATGATTAATCCACATTTAACCGCTGCCATAGCGGTTTTTTTTATGTCAATTTGCCTAGCCTACTCTCCTAATCCTACGCCTCAGGAAGAGCAAAATTATGTTAATAAAATAATGCTTATGGAGCAGGAAAAAGCAGATCTAAAAGTGATAGAACTAGCTGAAATTTACGACAAAATGTCTGATGAAGAACGCTTAAGAGGTGACGCTGAAATTATTTTAACAAAAAGAAAATAATTGAATGAGGATAATTTATGGAAAACAATTTATCAAAAAATGCCAAAACTATTTATTACTGATCAATTCAAACGGATTTAATCAAGTCCGTTTGCGTGGATAAGTAGGCATAGCTGGCTAATGCTGGCTTTTTTAATACATTTAAATTAACTGAAAATTTTTAAATTTTGAACCAATTCCAGCGCAAGCTGGTTTATTAATTAAGGAGTAAATTATGACTAAAAAAATTATACCTGCGTCGGAGCAAATTTCACAGATTGGTAACGGATATTTGGATCGTGAACTCGGTGAAGCCATCTCAACCGCTACTGCTGCCTGTCTTGAACATGGTAAGTCTGCTGTGGTTACTGTTAAATTGACTATTTCCCAACATAACCATAAAGATGGTACTGTTAAAATTTTAGCAGATGTTTCTAGCAAGCTGCCTAAAGAGAAAATCGATGGATCAATTGTATTTGTAACTCCAGATGGAAATATAACTAATTCTGATCCTAAACAACAAAAGTTGAATTTACAAACTGTCACTCAAAATGAAAATCAGGATGATCTACAAACTGTAGGCACTCAAAAAGCTTCCTTACGTCTAACAGTAAACTGAGTTTAAAAATTTAACCACCTAGCCACATATGCATATGTGGCTTTTTTTATTAGGAGAACTTTATGCAAGAAGAAAATATCTTACAAACCGCCTTAGAAAACCATAAACGACCTTTTATAGTTGAGTCACCCACTGGTGAATCACTGGTTTTCATTCCTGAAGCTGATGGCTGGGATTTTAATATAAAGAACCTTACAGGCAAGCCTCTCACTGTAAAGGGTACTAAATATTTTAATACTTTAGCCAGCTTTCTTGACTATACAAATAAATTCAAAACAGATGCATCAAATATTTATTTTGATACTAATGATATAGAAAATGTATCAGTCGTTGCTATTATAAATGATGCTACGCCAGACGCACCCGATCGCGGAGATTTTCGTTTACGTTATTCCCCTAAGCTTACTCCAATGGCAAGAACATGGAAACGAATGGATGGGAATAAAACTAACCAAAATCAATTTTGCAGTTTTTTAGAGCAAAACGCGAAAGATATTGTTAGCACCAATCCTGATAATCCATCGGAAAAGCTTCCTAGTTCTGCAGAGGTTTTAGATTTCTGCGCTAATATGGAGTACACGGAAAACTTCATTTTTAAACAATCGTTTAATGAGCAAGACGGGCGTTTATCTTTTATTATGGAAAATAAAGCAGGAAACGAAAGTAAAATTATGGCTTTTAAAAAATTCGCCATTGCTTATACACCGTTTGTAGGTGGTGATTCGTTCTTTGTAGAAGCATTACTAAAATTCAGAATCGATAAAAATAATGGTAACTTAGTATTGTGGTTTGAACTTCAAAACATGGAGTTAGTTCTAGAAAAAGCCATTGAAAGCTTGAAGCAAAAACTACATGAAGGTGTTGGATCAACTCCAATTTATTACGCTGTAGAGCCGGATCGTTATATTTAACGCTATTAACCGCCCTAATGGGGCGGTTTTATTTTAAAGGAGCAAGATTATTACAATTTATAAATTAAAAATTTAACCAGACCTAAAGCCCATTAGTTAATGGGCTTTATTTTATGGAGAATAAAATGAGTAGCAATACAAATCCAGCAGTTAAAAAGGCAATAAATATTAAATCATTTTTGCAAACGCCAGCAATTCAGAAAAAAATGTATGAGCTAGTAGATAAAAATGCTGCTAGTTTTGGAACTTCCATCATGCAGATTGTTAATAACAATCATATGTTACTTGAAGCAGAACCAATGTCTATTTTTAATGCTGCTTGCATGGCTGCAACTCTTAACTTGCCGATCAACAATAATCTTGGTTTCGCTTATATTGTTCCTTACAAAAATTCAAGAACAGGAAAAGTAGAGGCTCAGTTCCAGCTTGGATATAAAGGTTTGATACAACTTGCTCAACGTTCCGGACAATTTGAACGACTGGTGTCATTAGCTGTTTATAGCGCGCAATTGGTTGAAAAAGATTTAATCAATGGATTTAAGTTTGATTGGTCGATTGAACCAGACGAAAAAGAGCAGCCCATTGGATTTTATGCTTACTTCAAGCTAATAAACGGTTTTACAGCTGAGCTATATATGTCGAAAGATCAGATTGATAAGCATGCCAAACGATACAGCCAATCATTTAGAAAAAATTCCGGCGTATGGGCTGATAACTACGAGCAAATGGCTTTAAAAACTGTCACTAAGTTGCTTTTGTCTAGACAAGCGCCTCTATCAATTGAAATGCAAAAAGCTGTTATGTCTGATCAATCGGTTATCAAGGACTTGGATGAAGAAGAATTTAATTTTATTGATAACGAACCAGATACGCCGGATTTATCTATGCCAGTTGATGACAAATTAATGGAAACATTAATCAATAATATCTCAACTGGAGAAATGGAAAAAAGTGAAGTTCTAAACAGTAATTATGATTTTACGCCTGAACAACGATCAATTATTGAGGCTCTTTAATATGGGAAATATAAAGATACGTTGCTCAATGATTAGTCAGATCATTGGCGATAGTAGAACTAAAAGCAGTCCACTTTCTGATACTGCTAAATCCTCTTTAATGAATTTAGCTAAAGAATCTTTATTCGACTTCACTAAATTCCAAGGTAATAAGGAAACGGCAAAAGGAAATATTCTTGAAAATACGGCAATTCAAGCAAGCGGAATGCGTCGCGGTAAGAAATACATAAAAAATACTACTCGCTTAGAAAATGACTGGATTACTGGTGAGTGTGATATTTATGACCCTAAAGAACGTTTAATTATTGATACTAAATGTTCATGGGATATAGGCACTCACCCATTTTTTATTGAAGAAGCGCAAAAAAAGGCAGAAAAAGCAGGATATATCTATCAAATGCAAGGTTATATGTGGTTATTTGATTGTGACAAAGCTGATATAGATTTCTGGCTATTCCCCTGCCCTGAAAATCTACTTGGCACTTACGATGATCCGGCAATGTTGATTGATGCAGTTGAAGACATTCCCATTACAAAAAGGTTAACAACAGTTACGGTAACAAGAGATGAAAAGATAATCGACAAGATAAAAGAAAAAGTGGAAATTTGCCAGGAATATTATGACTTGCTAATAAAACAGGTCTCATAAAAGGATGTCATTATGTCAGTTAACAAGGTAATTCTAGTAGGTCGTCTAGGTCGTGATCCTGAAGCACGATATATGCCCAATGGTGAAGCTGTCACCAATTTTTCTATTGCTACAGATGAACAATGGCGCGACCGTAATGGAGAGCGCCAAACCCGTACAGAGTGGCATAACGTAACCCTATACGGGAAACTGGGTGAAATAGCTAACCAGTACCTGAGAAAAGGTAGCCAAGTATTTATTGAAGGTCGCATACAAAGCCGTAAATACAATGGTAAAGACGGTATCGAACGCATTGCATACGACATCATTGGTAGTGAAATGAAAATGCTAGGTAGCCGTAATGAAACGGCTGCTATGGGCAATAATGGTAATTCTGCGCCTGTAGCGACTAATTCGCCATCATCTGCACCAAGCACTCAGAATCAACGTTCAACACCCACAAAAGCACCGGTCAATGATATTGATGACGATATTCCGTTTTAAATAATACGGATAAGACATAGCCAGCTTTTAGCTGGCTTTATTTTTAAAGGTTGAAAATGAAATTTAAACAAGTTAATATGATTGTGCAGCTTTCAATAGAGCTGTCGGGCGTAGGAACCTGATTTTCCAATAAGGCAAAAATAACCATTAATATGGTTATTTTGTTGTATTGCTTCATATGGGCAAGACATATAGGCAACCGTAAGGTTGGCTGCGTCCTTGTTGGGCAGTTTCCTACCCTGTATGTTCTTGTCCACCAACGTAGGAAATTGGTGAGATGAGTTTAAATATCTAACCAGCAAGGAGCAATACAATGTCTAATCTAATTGCGTATCAATTCAAAAATTCAAATATCCGCATTGAGCTTAAAAATAATGAGCCATTATTTTGCTTAACAGATGTAGCAAATGCCTTGAATATCAAAAATGCTCACTCCAATCGTTTTAACTTCTCAGAAAAGGGTATACATAAAATGTACACCCAGACGAAAGGCGGAAAACAAGAGTTGATTTTCATTGATGAGGCTAATTTATACAGAGTTATTTTTCGTAGCAACAAAAAAGAAGCTATCGATTTTCAAAATTGGGTATTTGAAGAAGTCCTGCCCTCTATCCGTAAAACAGGCAGCTACTCTCTAACATTAAATAAGCAGCAGCAATATTTGATTAAAGAGGCTGTACTCAATAATGCTGCCCAAACAGGCAAAACCTATCACTTTGTGTATAGAAGTCTGTATACAAAGTTTAAAGTACCCAGATACCAAGACATTCTTGCTAAGGATTTTGATAAGGCTCTTGCATTTTTAACTGGTTCAGTTAAGCCAATCAATAATCAGCCTGCGTTATTACCTGATTTAGATCAGGATGGACGTTGGCTGGTAATTGTCAAAAACAATAGAGTTACACATACACGGAACATCGACGGTTATAACTGTATCAAAACTGATGTGTATAAAAAGCTACTGACACAGACAAAGCAGCAGGCAGAATATCTAATAGAGCTAGCAAAACGTATGAGAGTGATAGATGGAAATTGTGACAGCTTAAGGTTAGATCGTCCGATTGAAGAGCTACACCC